GGAATATCTTTCAAGTTCAAGTGTGGCGTAACAATACGGAACAAAGACTTGATCTGTTTTGCACGAGACATGTCAGCAACTGACTTACCGTCTTGAGCATCATCAACTTCTTTCTTCGATGCAAGGTTACCAATCGAGTCAAGAACGATGATCACATGGTCTTTCTTCTGGATTGCCTCAAGCTGTTGAACAATATCAAACTTGAGTTCTTCTACGTTGGTGATAGGCGTATGTACGACTCGAGTCATATCAACACCAAACGCTTCGAAGTATGCTTGAGGTGTACCAAATTCTGAGTCATAGAAAAGGATGACCGCGTCTTTATACTTTTGCTGATACGCTGCTGCCATGAGTAGTGCGAATGCAGACTTGAAGTGTTTCGATGGACCCGCGAGCATAGTGAGACCTGGAAGTAGTCCACCATCGATCGAGCCAGAGAGTGCGACGTTGACCATCGGTACTTGAGTAGGAATGGCTTCCTTTTTGCCAAACACTGTAGAATCAAGTAGTGGTGCAGTAAGTTTTACGGTTGACGATTTAATTAGTCTATCTATAAGCGACATTATTCTTCTCCTGTGCGAATACGATTAAGCTTTAGTTTGAACTGACTGATCTTTTCAACCCTATTGGGCCATTTGATCAACTCTTGTTCCGGATTTTTTGACAGATTTTCTAACAATTTTAGTATAGTGCTATACATTTTTTCGAGGCGGCGATTAGCTTCTTCCAATTCACGGTCGCGTGCCTCATTGATTGGTTCATTATATCTCATAATCTCGTCGGTGTCAACTGTAGTGAAACCGAAGTCGTTATCAAAATCGTCCATAGGTTTATTAGCCAAAGAAACTCTCCAGAGTGTTAACATGTTCAAGTTGCCAGTTGATTGCATCAGACACCAGTTTTAGAGGATCTTTGAAAGTCTTATCAAACTGCATGTCATAGTCGATGTATCGATGGGCGTCGAGTTCTTTTGGAAGGAACTGCGGGAATGCGATAACATTACTTCCTAGAGCATTTGGTACTTTGAGATAACAGAACTTCACCTTGTTCCCGTTCTTGATCTCATCATCACGAAGTTTTAGTTGACGGACATGGTAGTTATAAATGATAGCACCACGAACATGGATAGGGACACCTTTCTTAAAGAGTGTTGATCGATCTTCCCACTTATCGATCTCACTTACACCACGAGGGAAGCTTACGTCCTCAGGAGCGAGTCCTTTGAACACTTCATAGAAGTCAGACACGAACTTCTGAAGTTGCTTCTCATCACCACTTAGCATGATGCGATAGGCTTCTTTGAACTTACCACGGACAACCGCAGGAGTAGAAGACTTCACAGCTTCAATGCCCATGATCTTAAGCTTTGGTTCAGCGTACTGTACACCTTCAGAGTTATGAACGTTGAGGATGTATCGTTTCTTTGCAGTCCATATTCCAGCATCTGCAATCGCTTCTCGCTTCATGACCATCGTATTTTTGAAGGCGTTCATTTGTTCGAACAGAGTAGCGTATGCTTCTTCAAGAACCTTTTCAAACTTTTGCTCACAAGCTTTGTCAAGAAACGCAACTGGATCTGTCGGTTTCACGCTTTTAACCAGTGGTGCCATATTAAGATACAGTGAGTCTGTATCCATGTAGATAACATAGTCGATCGCAGTAGTGTTCATGATTTTGTTCATAGCAACGTTCATATACTTCTCAGCCCAACGAATCGAAAGCTGACCAGAAAGGGTGATACCTTCTGCAATACGAATATCGAAGTATCTGAAGTATTTATTCCCGAGTGCGCCATAAAGTGAGTTCATGAGAATTTTAATTGCTTGCTGAGTGTTGTCGAGCTGGTTCATCTCACGCTTGAGGTCTTCAGCATGAGTCTCTTCGTACTTCTGCTTGACTCCAATCATCTTCTTCTTAGTGATCTTACGTTCAGCGTAGTAGTTCTCAATGATCTCTGGTAGGAATCCCTGCTTATCCTTTCGGAACATGACACCATTCGCTGCAACAGCTACATCCATGTTCCGAATCTCTTCAGGGAGTTCGATGCCTTTAAGATAGAAGTCGACATCACATGGCATACCGTAATAGGCACCTTCAACAATCGTCTCGGGCGACATGTTGTATTGAACAATTGTCAAAGGATACAGAGAATTCAAGTCAAAAGACGTAATCCACTTATGCCGACCGACTTGAGGATCCTTAACATAACCTCCTGGATACTCGGGACGATGCTTATCTTCAGAAGGTGGGATCGCGATGTTCTTCTGACTCAGATAACGATAGATGATAGAATCCCAGATCGCAGTCGTACCGAGAGTGTCGGGATAGTTAACACCGCCTTTGTACGCAATGATTAGTGCCAGTGCGAGCAGACCAGTCTGTTGTTCAAGCTTGTCAACAAGGATAACGTCTCGAATGTTATAGTCGATGAACTTCTGGTGATCTTGTTCATACAAGTTGTGTAGCGAACCATACTCTTCGTATGAAAGCTTACGTTCGCCAAGGATAACGTGACAAATATGGTTAAGCGCGTACGATTCTTGCGTACCATACACATATCCAAACTTCTGGAACAGATCCATATAGTCAAGTTGCTGTACACCATAGATCTCATAAGCATCAAGGGACTTACCCTTTACACCAATCTGACGATAGTTCACAATGTTCCAAGGCGAGAGCTTCTTTGCCCAATCTTCACCAATCGTCTTACTGATACGATTCACGAGATACGGGATGTCGAAGAGTCGTACGTTCCAACCGGTGATGACGTCAGGATAGTGTTCTTCCCAATACGTTAGGAACTTCATCAGCAATTCATTTTCATCAGAACACTTGACGTATCGAACCATGCAACCCTCGGGAATACCTTGGGCTTTGCTTGCGTCATAGTGCTTCAATCCCCATACATGGTAGATTGAGCTCTTGCTGTTCTTCATCGCGATCGATGTGACAGGATAGCGTGCTTGTTCAGGGAAAGGGAAACCATCATCGGACTTGACTTCGATGTCGATGTTTCCAATTGCGATGTGTTGCAGATCGACCTTAATATCACCTGGAAACCTATCGTTGATGAACTGTGCAACGTAGTTAGTGTTGCCAAACACTTTGAAGTTATCAACATCTTTGTAGGTCTCAAAGAACTCCTTCGCGTCGTTAATTGATCCAAACTCAATTGGATCTACCTTTGTACCATCGAGTGCAGTCCATTTACCACCCCAATGGCCTTCTTTTGCCTTCACATAGAAAGTCGGTGAGAACTTGACTCTTTCATGAATTCTTGTTCCATTATCAGTGTAACCGCGATATAGGATACTGCCACCCATACGATGGCACGAAGTGTAAAAACTTCCCATGCAAACTCCTTCATGTAATAGAACCAATATACACCATCTAGTGCGAGGTGTCAACAACTTAGGGGTCCGAAGACCCCTAAGCACTTAGTTTTTGTTTTGAGTTACTCGCTTAGGTAACCGTATGAACCTTCGGTTTCGGCTGGTTCATTGATGTTAACCTTCTTCGTTTTCTTCTGTGGAACGATGTTATCAAGGAAGATGCGAAGCATACCGTTGATCAACACTGCGTTCTTAATCTCGACTGTGTCGGCAAGAGTAAAGGTGCGGGCGAATGGACGCTCAGCGATACCTTTGAACAGATAGTTCTTGTCGTCAACTTCGTTTGAGGTATTGCCGTTGATCTTAAGGGTGTTGTCTTCGAGTGTGATCTCGATGTCTTGCTTACCAAAACCAGCAACAGCCATCTCGATGATGTAGGTGTTATCACCAGTCTTCTTGATGTTGTATGGCGGGTAAGTGACTGCCTTAGCAGCTTGAGTCTGAAGATCTTTGAATCGATCGAATAACTTGTCAAAGCCGATGGCGAATGGGTCGTATTGATTTGTCATATATGCCTCCTAAAAGCGCAAGAAAAAAGTGGGACCCGTATGGCATCCCACCCTTATTTATAAACCAATTTACCGATTATGTCAACTATTTTCTTTTGCCAATGGAGTATTTTGCAGTCAACGTCCATTCATCTTTTTCCTTATATGGCAAAACCTTGACTTGCGATAACGGTGCAACTGGATCTTGAACAACTTCGGGATTCACTGTTTTAACAAGGTTCCACTCTTCGAGAAGATTGATGATAGTATTTCTTCGTGCTTTGTCTTCATCAGACAAAGAATTTGCTTTACCATCGAGAATGAAAAGCTCTTTGAAGTGTACGATATAGTACCTACCCTGTTTGTGCAGAATATGACATGACTGGTAAAGAATCTTATCTTTTTTTGAGGCAACGCCAATACGAGTCAGCGTCTCCTTCACTTTTAAGAAAGAATCTTGAGTTGGTAGTTCAACCTCCACAAGACTATCTACGATATTCATTGCTTTCCACCTTTGTGTCGTCGTTTACGCAACGATTCTATTTGTTCTTCTGACAGTAAAGATAGATATTCTTTGCCGATAGTCCTATTACACAAGTACATCTCACAAACAAGATCTAGATCTTCATCCGCCGTAGCTTTAGCCCATTTACGGAATTGCCGCTTCTTAGACCTAACTGTATTTATAAGAAGTTCGTACTGCGCACGTTTCGGTAATTGGTGGTTAATGTTTGCAAGGTTTGCAATGAGAACACAATCTTCATGCTGAGACAACGACAAATTAGTCAGCCATGGATTATAACCATCCTCAGCCAACTTATCATTCTCAGAATTACGCATCATGTTATCCTTCGTCTGAAGGATCGTATTCACATAGTCAAAGGGATTCGCCATATTCGTCATCCTGTTCATTGTCAACTTGATCTGCGCACTTTAGACACAGATATGCAGTGCCGATTGTTCCATCGTTAATACCATATCGGTACTTCACGGGTGAGAACTGATCACCTTTGATGGGATTATCGCAGATCAAGCAATTGGGTGCTAATTTCTTTTTGAAGAATCCAAACACGTTATTTCCAATCGTTGAGCTCTGCCATCAGCGTAACCAATGCAGCCATACGGTTGATTTCAGGATTTGCGACGAACGCTTCTTTGTACTCGTGCTCAGCAAGGATGATGATCGAGTCTGCAACCGAAGAGGTGTTAGCCAACTTCATTGGAAGGATGTCATACAGAGCACGATACAGTGTAGCCGAGTCGATGTCGGAATGCTCGGCAACCCACTTACGAACTTCAGCGAACTTCTTGTTCTTCAGATATGTGAGCAGTTCCTCGATGGTCTCAGTCGACTTATTACGAAGAACACCTGCGTCAATCGAACCAGTTGCAGCATAACGCTGAAGCTCGTTGAGTACTCGGCGCCAGTCAGGGAAGTACGAGTTAATCAGTTCGGCGACTGCTTTCTGATCATACTTGATGTTCTCAGCGTCAAGGATACCAAGGGTACGCTTAAAGAACTGAGATGCAAGCTTTGGACGATCTTCAGCACGGATATTGAAGTTCACAACCGAACAACGAGAGTGAAGAGGCTCGATGATACGATTCACAAAGTTACAGGTGAGGATGAACCCGCAGTTCTTCGAGAACTCTTCCATAAAGTTACGAAGTGCAGGTTGTGTTGAGTTAGCGTTAAGATAGTCTGCCTCGTCAAGGATGACGTACTTACGACCACCAGTGAATGATACTGTCGAAGCAAAGTTCTGGATGTCAACACGAAGTGTATCGATGTTACCATTCATAGAACCGTTGATTACGATGTAGTCTGCACCGAGTTCGTCAAGCATCGCTCGAGCGATGGTGGTCTTACCTACGCCAGCACGACCGGCCAACAGAAGATTTGGTATGTTCTTGTCGTCAACGAACTTCTGGAAAGTATCCTTCAAGTCTTTAGGAAGGATAGTGTCAGCAACGCTACGTGGGCGATATTTTTG